CTGGGTTAAAAGTTCGGCAAGGTCCTCTAATAGATCATCACATTGACTGCGTAAATCCACCACAGATTCATTACCTTCATCAATCAACTTAGCAAGTTCTTCTAAGCTGTATTCTCTTGTGCTGAAAGTCTTACGACATTCTTTACAAGTCCTGGATCTCCAAACATAATTTGCGTTGGGTCGGTCTCTTGTCTGACCATAAGCAATAGTATTGCTACCGCAGTTAGGACATTGAATCATTTGTCTCCTTATCCATTGCTAAAAACTTATCATCAAGTTTTTGTATGCACATTTCCCATGCGTCATCATGGCTAATATCTAACAACTTAGATAACTCCAAAGATAATTCTCTTAAATGACTGGCAATAGCATTAAGACTGTACGGATAATCACTCATCTACTTACCCTCAAGCTTTCAACATATTCTTCATAGGCTGTTTTAAGTTGTAAAGCTCCTCCTTCATTACCTATCTTCTTAACTAAAGCATGACCTCCCTGAAACTTACCAAGTGTTCTCATGCTGGCAATAATTCTTGGAGATAAATTATTTTTTGTTTGAAATTCATGTATCTCTTTAAATAAATTATATTCATAAGGTGCAGTAAGATCTTTTAACTCTTCATAAAACATATCAAGAATAAGACTTTTATTCTCAATCTTTTCAAGTTCTTCTTTCAACTGTTTCCAGTATTTAGTATGCCAATCTAATTGTAATTTCATTTATCTACCTCCCTGGAACTGGATCTCTGCATGCTGTAAGGACTCCCAATACATTCCATTACCCTCATCATCAATCAGAATAATAGAATGCTTCTCAAGATCCATACAGACTTGTTTAACGACCCTACCCTCATCCTCACTAGATAAAGTTATACAACTTCCTATAAGAAATTCAATAGGGATATTAGAAAAGTTTTTTACTTTCATAATTAAATAAAAATCTGGGACAATAGACTCAAAAGAGCCTGTTAAAAATTCATATCAAAAAAATTCTTAATAGGTTCATTTAAAGTTTCGCTACGGATAATAAGCAGCTAACATCTAAAAAAAAATAAATAAAAAAAAAGATAGAAGAAAGAAGCCTAAAATTAATTAGGCTCTTTAACATCTAAAGACTTATAGACCTTTAAAAGCTCCTCGTTAGTAGCTTCATTAGCAAACCATATGCGTTCAGCTTCCGCACGTCTGGCAGCTTTTAGACTCTCTTCTTGGTGGTTGGTAGTCATGGTTAAACATCTCCTATATCTTGAAGTTTATCTAACTGTTTTAAGACTTTATCAGCCATTTCAGTTTCAGCTTTAAAACATTCGGCAACTTCAGAGTCTGTTAAATCACATTCGTTAGACATGTACTCTTTCCTAAAATTGACTAAGTAAATAAGCCAATCAATAGTTTCCTTTTCCATAATTAATAATTAATAACTGGGCAATATTTGTAGCTCCTCCGTAGCTCTAAAGAGCTACTAAACAACTACTAGAATCCTCTATTAAGAGAACCCTTTAAAAGCTCCGCAGAGCCTTTAAGGGATTTTCTAAAGATCTCTTATCTCTTTAATTACTGACTGTGGTAACTCAGCTTTAAGCCATCTTGTACCGTATTTGTAAGGCTTGCCGTCTACTAAATAAGATTTATCTATATAAAGATCAACCTCTGCTAGTTTTGAACACTCCCATGTATAGAACTCTGCACCCTCTGGTCTAGTTAAAGTATTTAAATAAGCCATTTGTTGAGGGCTTCCAGGTTGCATGTCGTTTAAGTGGTATAGCTTCCATATTCTATAAATAGTCTTAAAGGTATGATCATATGCTAAGTAGTCCTTAAGACTATCTAAGCATTGACCACCCATGACAATATCTGTCTTAAGATTATTCCATACAGAAGCACTAGCACTAAAACATCCGTCTTTCAGTTGAACTTCTATTTCAACTAAACAGGTTCTTCTTCCGTTTCCGTAATAGTCAATCTTTCCAAAGTCAAACAATTTTTTAAATGTTGTAGGACTATAAGGTGTTGTGATCGTTTGCATTTGATTAATAAGTTCTGGGGCTTAGTACTGACTATCTATTAGTTAACTATTAGTTAGCTAGTACTAGACTGTAGTATTACTAAGTGGTGAGCA